TAGGAAATCCCCATTCAGGTTCATCCCACGAATTGGGACATTCGTTTATTAACGAGGTTAATGTGAAGTTGGGGGATGATGTAGAATCACCGGAGTGATATCGATTGTTTATATAAATACCTTTGCGCAATTGATTGAACTTATCGCGAGATATGTGTTCTTCGGATTTGAAGCGATGAAGATGTGAATCACCGCCATCTGACTCATCTTTGTTGGTTGGTGGCCATCTTGCCAATAACGAAGCTGAAACATCCAATCCTGGTGGCAATCCATATTTAGTAAAAGCATTTGTTAAGGGATTTCCCGACGCCAAGGGTATTCCCGACGCCAAGGGTATTCCCGACGCCAAGGGTATTCCCGACGCCAAGGGTATTCCCGACGCCAAGGGTATTCCCGACGCCAAAGGTTCAGCCGACGCCAAGGGATTTCCCGACGCCAAGGGATTTCCCGAAGCCAAGGGTTCAGCCGACGCCAAGGGATTTCCCGACGCCAAAGGTTCAGCCAAATGTTTATGCCATACGCGCTTCCAAATCGTCTCAAATGACTCAGTCAAAAGCATCTGCTTCTCCACATTCGTCATCTGCGAAATCATATTCATAATGTAGTATTTGTTATTTACCGAATACTTACCACGAATGAAATCCATGAGTCCCAACGTATCTTTGCGACAAATCATCAAATATTCAATTGCTTTTGTAATTGGATGTTTGCGAAAAGCAATAATCCCATTGCTTATGATAGGCATCTTACAATTATAAAAGGTATGTCCACGTTTTCCACAATTATTACAGCTCATTTAGGGGGGTAGTCTCTACGATTCATTGTCAAAATGCTTCTAAATACTTATACAAAAGAATAAACCAATCAAAATCTTGACGTATATTATTGATGTCTGCCGCTACGTGGGGTCCCCATTATTGGTTTTTCATGATGTCCGTCGCAATATCATACCCAGATTTTCCGAACGACACAACCCGGCGCAAATATTACGATTTTTTCATGAACCTCCCCATATTTATTCCCGACCCCGAGATGGGCAACCAATTTAGCAGAATGTTGGAAAAATACCCGATTTCGCCATATTTAGGGAGCAAAGATTCGCTCATTCGCTGGGTAGTTTTCATACACAACAAATACAACGAAATGCTGGGAAAACACGAGATTTCATTGGATGCCGCGATGGCTGCTTATTATGACAATTTTATACCCAAACCTGTCTATTTACATCACCAACTCCGGATGCGCAGATACTGGATACATGTGACATTTATTATGTTGTGTTTTTGTCTCATTTACTGGCTTTATTAACAGAGTATGCTAGTACTTACGCTAGTGCTTATGCGAGTACTTACGCTAGTACACGATATATACCGAACCTAAAATATATAGGACAGCATTATGCGCATTGAAATTATGATAATGTTGGTGACGGGATTCCTCATTGCCAATGTATACACGGACGGCAAATACTGGAAACTCCTACAAACCAACCAAAAATATTACAAAATGGCCGGAATTGCGGTGGGCGGACTCATGATGTACGTATTGTTCAAAAAGTTTCCGTCGAAGGCCCAGGATATTATTCGAGGATCCAATGAGTACATCAAGTATTTGCCCATTGACCGCGAAACCACAAGTATGTTGAGTCCCATCCTTGACTTCACTGCCAAGCAGAATCTGTACAATGATACGGATGATTTGATGTTTCCAGTTACGTCAACGGCGGCTGCGCCGCCAGGGTCAATTGACCGACTCGCCAGGTCTGGTGGCAGCGGAGCCGCCGGTGGCTCAAAAGCAACCAAGCGCTCCGTAAGCGAAACAAAAAAGAAGTTTGTCGCCAGTAGTCAAAACTGGAAATGCGGCGATTGCAGTGAACAGCTCTCAGCATGGTTCGAAGTTGACCACAAAGTCCGACTAGAATATGGCGGAAGCAACCACATCGACAATTTAGTCGCTCTTTGTCGCGAATGCCACGGCCGCAAAACAACGATGGAAAATCTGTAATTTGCCGGATGACGAAGAGAGGCGGTCCGTCAAAAAATAGCATTATATTATAAATGGCGTTTCTAGACAGCGCATATAATGCTATTTCATCAAGCCCAATCATGTTTGGTGCTCTTGCATATCTTTTTATATTGTCTTTTTTCTTGAAAACCAAGTTCGAAAAAAGTCCATGGTTTTATGTGTTGATTATAGTTGTGCCTCTAATATTTAGCATCGGATATGCGTATTCAAAAGAATTGATGGAGATGTTCACTACCTTTTTCTCATGGGGCGCTGCCATTGCATCTCCGAAGAATGTTTTAATAGCTCTGGTGGCATTTGGTGTACTATGGGGTATTAGCAAAGTCCCCATAACCGCCGAAGGTATTTATATCGCGGAATATAGTTTTATGATTCTCGCAATTCTAATTGGCCTTGTTGGATTGTCAATATTGTACAAGATGAATCAGACGTATATTTACAACCTCACTGGCATAACTGGGTTTATTGTGAACTTTATACTTTTCATCCCATGTTTGATATCAGATTTTGTAGAATATTTATACGGCGAGTTTGCCACTACACCCAAAATCGTATACATATTATTTGTGATTGAGCTTATTCTGATTCTCCTCTATTTGTACTTGCCAAAAATAATGAAACAAATGAACGAACGATTTGGTAAAGTAATTGTAGATAAACCAGAGCGCATCAATTTGCGAAAAGACGCGACAAATTACATTGATATGCAGTCCACAGAAGTACCCACAGATTCACAGGAATTAATTCGCTCAAAATTGACAGTGAATGTCCGCAAGAAGTTTGCTATGTCGATGTGGGTTTATATTGTTCCGATGCCGACAAATCATATTCCATACAACAAAGAGGCGACTATCCTAGATTTTGCCTCTCACCCACGCATAGTATATGATGGTTCACAGAGAAACTTTCGCATTTATTATAGTGCGGACAAGAGCGACAAATTTGACGCTCCATTAGAAAAATGGAATAATATTTTTGTCAATTACGACAAGGATACGGTGGATATGTATTTGAACGGCGAATTGAAAACGACTATTCCAAGAAAGGAGCAGATTGGCAAGTTTTTAGTCGGCGATATTTTGACAATCGGACAAGACAATGGTCTCCAAGGTGGGATTGCCAAAGTCGTATATTATGAGAGGCCTCTCTTGTTAGACGAAATCCGCAACGTTTATAGCTACAACAAAGACTTGGTCGGAATAGAGTAGACCCGCACAATAAATATATCTAAACAACATATACATATGTTATTTGGAGGAGAACCCATCGATAAAGCATACCCCGAAGTAAAAGAATCCATACCCGCATCACATTTAGGATATCATACAAATAATCGTTATGATGGATTTCCGCCTCTCATGAGTGATGGCAGGTCAATTATGGCGAGCGCTCGTTCCGAGACATTACTCCACAACACGATTCTGAAACAGCTCACTGGCAATACTACCAATACCAGTATTAACAATGCCCAGTATCGCGAATACATGGTGAAGAACGCGCGGAAAATCATGGAGACGGATTTTCGCAATGCGAGTAATGATGTTGGATACTATGAGAGGTTTTCCGACCATATTCGCGCGGACCAGGCACCGACAGCGTCGGGTTCACCATATACGTATTCAAGTACTGAAGACCGGGCGAGACCACTGGGATATTCGGACAGTGATTTGAAGTCGATTTACTTGACAAGAGAGGAATTGGATGCGCGCCGAATGACGGCAACAATTGTGCCGCGCAAATAATATGGCTTACCATATATAGATGGCACAAAGACGCAAGAGTATTCGACGTAAAAGTCTTCGACACAAAAGTCTTCGACGCAAAAGTCTTCGACGCAAAAACCGGACAACCTTGAAGAGAGGGGACTTGAAGAGAGGGGGAGTAACCCCTGATATTTCAACTGCTTCTAAAAAAAGAAGTTATTCCCAAATCGAGCCATCATCTGATGAAGCATCTTTTCCTAGAACGGAAGAACAGTGGGACAAAGCATTCAAATATGAGAAATCGTTAGCAAATCGAGAAAGAACCGAACGAGTTTCACAAGCATCTCGAAAAGAAAAACTAGAAAAACATATGCGTCGTATACCTGAAATTATCCATACGTATGGAGCGAGAGATATACAGGATAATGTACGTAATGGACCATATATTATACTTACAAAACCTAATAATCAATATTATTTTGACATTCTAGGTATACCTTTGAAAAGAGCATGTTCAATTAGTAATGCTGAATTAAAAGCAAAGTATGAAGATATAATAAATCATAACCATTTACATAAAGGACTACAAAAGTTTGTAGATGATGCAAAAAATAAACTTTATAATCAAGATTTAAGAAAACATTTTGCAAATGAAATCCCGTGGCAAGAACATCAATTGAAGGTTAGAGAATATGAGAAAAACCAAGCCAAGTTTTTATCTAATCCTGGAAGTTTCCCAGAAGGTTTTTTTCCAGTGGAACCATCGCCATATGAACATAAAACACTATGCTAGACAAAGACTTATGTAATTATATACCATAAAATATAAAAACAAAAACACATATTCTCAAAAATATGTAGACACTTTATATATGCCTCCAAAGCTCTCGTTAACAATGTCGGAATTGAACCCAGGCAAAGCCAAAATTGATGACTTTATACGTACTCTCCCGCGCGTGATTCCAAGATTTGAATCCCATCAAATACCACGTGCGTCTAATATAAGATTTCCTCCAAGTGCGTTTGGTACAGGATATATATCAGAAGATGGCCAACATGCTGTCAAAATTATGAATCTTGGACCACGTATTGAAAAAACGTCCGTTGATAATATCATTGAATCATTGAAAAGTGAATTGCGTAATTACTACGCAATTACGCAAGTATGTGCCAATTATTTTTGTAAATTGGTCGGGTATCATTATGACATAGTCAATACTACTTTAATAATTGTAATGGAAAATTGCGGGACGGATTTATTTGACATTTATAGTAGTGAATCTATACCAGACAAAAAAACGCAAATAAACCATATTGGTCAAATTATTGATGTAATAGAATGCTTACATCAAAATTGGTTTGTACATTTTGATATAAAACCGGAAAATGTCGTTTTACATGATGGTAGAATTAAACTTATTGATGCTGGGTCATTAACATATGTTAATAATATTAATAATATTGTTTATGTTAGAGGGACAAACTTCTATATGGCTCCAGAGTTACAAGACAAAACAACAATAGCAAATAGTGTTGGTTTGTTATCAACCGATATTTATTCACTAGGTATATTATTTTTGTTCATGATTATACCACCCGGTGATTTTAGAGAACAATTATTTAAAAAAATGAAACAACATAAGTTTTCTGATAATATTGGTGATTCTGTTAAAGATATTAAAAAATTGTTGGAAAGTATTTTTGGAGAAGCTATAGAGTTTAAACACTTTTTCGGTGAACCGGTTGAAAGATTAACAATACAACAATTAAAGTCTATGTATGAGCAGACACATGAACGAAAGCGAAAGCTAGACCAAATGACATCAGGTGGAATAAATATTCGTAAGACTCATAAACGTAGGTTATATAAACGCAAGTTATATAAACGTAGGTCAAATAAACGCCAGCGCAAAAGCAAAAGCAAAAGCAAAAGCAAAAGCAATAAATAACTTACTACACTCATACATATTTTATCAAATAAAATATTTATTTTCGGCGTTTCTTAGTGTCGAGTTTCTTAGTGTCGAGTTTCTTAGTGTCGAGTTTCTTAGTGTCGAGTTTCTTCTTAGAACTCCGTTTATTAGTAATCCGTTTCTTACCACCAAACAAACCTCTCTTGACACCCACATGTTCTTGTTCAATTCTATAAATATTTTCCAAGATAGACTGGTTTATATTGCTTGCGCAACTGCGACAAGTATAATCCATTATATTGACATATCGGACACCCAATAATCGAAAAAAATTATACAGTTGTGATAATGAGAGGGTTGAGACACGGGTTGCTTTACCAGTAAACCCCAAACATGTTTGTGCCTCTTTTACCATTGTTTTTTGCTTCAATTCACCTAATAATTGCCCCAATTCACCTAATAATTGCCCCAATTCACCTAATAATTGCCCCAATTCACCCAATAATTGTTTTAGCCCATCTTTGTAGATTAAATTGAACATTGTGAAATCAAATCGTCGAAACCTCTCATCATACGGGTCAAATATTGACTCATAGTGAACAGACCCGTCATTATTTGTTATTTTTACACTAACATTGACAACGTGTACACCGAGTGTAGGATATTTTGCTTGAACCGGTTTAGGGAGTGAAGATAGTTTTTCATTGGGTGTATCTTCATAGAATCCAAACTCTTTTTCAAATAAAAACGTACTTAGTCCAGATGACCTTTGTAGAAAACGGTCATTGGCTGCCTTGGCAGAGGTATCTGTTTTTTTGCTAATACCTTCGTGAAAGCCTCTCACTCTATCAGAATAAACTGGTTTCATGTCATCAATATATTTGTCGATAACATGCTCTGTTCCACGAATGAACTCCGTTCTAGAAAAACGACCGCGAACATCACGTATTATATCTTCATTTTCAAGTATATTTCCAACACTTATTATACCAGGAACACAGGCTCTACTATAAACCCGCACATTGTTTTTATAATAATCTGCTAAATCGTCTGTTAGAGGCGTGTCAAAGTCTTCGCATCCGTGACCAAATATTGCGATTGACATAATGATATCTTTGGACAAAGCCGAAGGCAAACCTGTGGTCAAACTTGTGAGTAAAGCTTTTGCAGAAGCCGTAGGCAAACCAGAAGCCGAAGGCAAACCAGAAGCCGTAGGCAAACCAGAAGCCGTAGGCAAACCAGAAGCCGTAGGCAAACCAGAAGCCGAAGGCAAACCAGAAGCCGTAGGCAAACCAGAAGCCGAAGGCAAACCTGTGGTCAAAACCGTAGGCAGAGCTTCCCTTTTCGCTTCCCTTTTCGCGCGAATCCGTTCTATTCGGGCTCGTTGTTTCTCTGTAAGAGAGGGATCATTTATTGGATCCATAATTATAAACAATATATATTACCACATGTTTTTTGGTATAACCAATACATATTTTATTTGGTAAAATGTGTATGCCTCTCTCTCTTTCATCTATATTATTAATACTTGGACCACTTCTCATTATTGAACCCACTTAATACCAAAAATTTATCCTTGTTCTCTTTCCAAAATTGGACTTTCTTTTCCAATTCAATTTCCTCTTTACTTCGCGGAACAAGATTATTCTTCTTGGCATTCATTAACGCAGTATCAGCCGCCGACATTTGGGGTCTAACTCCATAACAATTCACACCCAATCTCACATTGGGATTCTCGAAATAGCCTCCATTGACACCCGGTCTTCCTAAATCATGTTCGTGTCCTTTGATTCCTTGAAGTCTCGCCCACGTCTCCTTCTGCGTAGGAAAGTACGCATGTTGGCCTTCACTCCAGCCATAACTCGTCCATTCTGCTCCACCCATATAGGATGCCTCTATTTCATCATAAGTTGCCAATCTAGACCCCATCGATCGACAAACTGCCTTGGCATCATCATATGTATAGAGGTTGTTCGATACGTTGAAAACCTCTTCCTTGATTGTAGTCTCGTCATCTTCGGATACATTTTTTATAGTCTTCGGCTTCGTCTTCGTCTTCGTCTTGAATAAACTCTCCTCTCCAAATATCACAGCCACAATATCAATTTGGAATATGTATTTGAAAACCTGTATAGGAATCAAAACTGTCAAAAATAGGTAAGCAATTGATTCTAAAAATCCGATCGACCATGGTTTCATTTCTGGTCCCACCGGGATTCCAAACAGGGTAATTCCAATTTTTAATAATACTAGAAACCCAGCCACCTCTAATATCGAGTACGAATTATTCAAATATTTGCGCGTAGATTCTGTCATGTCCGACCAAAATGTTTCCTGTTCTTTTGCGCTCAGAGAATAGTAGTATAATACACCGATCCCTGATAAAACGACAAGAAATACCACATCCACAAAACTGGCCTTTGTTTGATGGGCGTCTTCATCAAAAAACAGATTTATAAATGCGTAAATAATAAAATAAGTTGCTAAAAACCCCAATGTTATTAATGTCGTATTTGTATCAAAATAATTGTCTGCCGGATCGGGCATTTTTTTATCCGATGATGACATTCGTATATTACTTCCAGTGAAAATATTATGACACGATTCGGTAAAATAAACAATATGCGTGCGGACTGACAATAGAGGTGGCGGGGTCCTCTATTATTGAGACCTTATCATCATTATAATATATCCATTTGTTGGCCGATTCGTTTTTCACAAACGCCGTATAATGTCCACCCGAGGGTCCACCAATATGATTACAAACCGCGTACAAATTATACACATATTTATTGGCGCGATATCCCTCTACATACTTGGATAGGTCAAGTGAAGTCAGAGGGAAATCAATCACGTCATTGATGCGGCCGATCTGAAATCCGCGCGTTTCAAACCGTTTGAGCGTGATGATTAGCACGGGTGGCAATGACCAAAACAGGGTGCGTTTTTCCACAACCTCTTTATTGCCTGTTTTTTCATTGAACCACATATTGTCACCGGTCAGGAGTTCGGGTGCCACGAATAACTCGAAACAATCGAGTAAGGTTATAGTATTGTTATTGGCGCTAGGTCTCGGAATCGGCAAATCTACCATAAAATATTGCTCTGGTTTTTGAGAATGTACCGTAGAAGTTGGTGAAGACACCGTAGAAGTTGGTGAAGACACCGACTTTATCTCCGTCACCGATATGCCATAGAACAGTTCCATGATTTCCGAATAATCTTTTGAATATGATGACGACAACATTTGATAACAATTGATTGCGAGTGTATCTGTATTTGTCCGCGGTTTGCCACTAATATTCACCTTCACTGGTCGCGCAATCGCATTGTGAAAACAATTCAAGATGAACCGCAAGAATTCACTCACATCATTTTGCGCAAATCCGGTAAATACATCCACGTCTTTTTTTTGCGCAATTTCATGGACGGCCGAGACAAACCGAATAGGTTTCACAACACCATTTCCCGACCACATTAATTGAACGAGCTGTTTCCATTCATTGAATATGCGGACATCAAGTGAATTATTGGTCATTTTTGCCTGGACCGCGGGTTTATCAAATTGTGCGTGGATTTCATAGGTATGTGAGAGGACTTGTAAACATGAATTAAGAAAACATGTATTGCCAAGGTTTGTCAATCCGGTGAATCCGTTTGTCTTATAATTCACGGAAGAAATATTCATTGAAAAAATATATATATAGAAAAATAGCAAAACTCTTTATACCTTTCATCTTTATTATGGATGGTTCAAACAATATATATGACATTTTGAGAGATTTACAAAATAATCAGCGACGGTATTTACAGGTTGTTTCAGATGCGCTTGAAATTATAAATACGCAAAGCAGTAGTGGTGGATTCAGACGCAGTTTGAATAACTATAGTAGAGGGACAACAGCAGCAGCACCAGCAGCACCCATAGAAGACACAATGTCATTTGAGTTTGTATCATTTTTGAATCCTGCCTCTATTTTATCATTGTTACGTGATGTTTCTGGACAAACATTGTTGCGTGATGTTTCTGGTCAAACATTGTTGCGTGATGTTTCTGGACAAACTGGTGGTGTTTCAACACAACTTGATATATCAAACAATACAACTATTTATGCGCAACCTCTGTTGCCAGAACCGGTAACTTGTCCGATAACATTAGAACCAATAGAGGTTGGTGCGAATGTTATGAAAATAACGCAATGTGGACATGTATTCAAAGAAGCCGCACTAAGAAGATGGTTTCAGCGTGATTTAAGATGTCCTGTTTGTAGAGGAAGCATTTAGTTTTTGAATCTCTTCGTTAAAATCTATAATATCAATTTTAAATAATATCCACATAATGACATATCGAATATTATTATATGTGGTTGTATCGCCATTTTTGTAAATACTTGAATATTTTGTGTTGTTATTGTCTACAGCATCCATTAATTTCTCTACCATTTTGTCGTCAATTAAATCATAAACGCTAGCTCGATGTTTGTACATTAACACGCGTAATTCATTCATATTGTCATTGTTTATTTCATTCTCGTCTTTTAGTTGCTTCTTAAAAATTCTTGAAAGGATAGTTAAAAATGTACTAGGATTGTAAGAATCAGTGTTTACTTCTTTTGGCCAAAGTGTCGCTTTGTTAAAATCTTTTTGTATTTCTTCTGAATTTGGTTCTTCATATTTTGGTTCTTTTGATTTTGATTCTACAGATGGTCCATTTGCTCCTCCTTTTAGCCCAGGACTTGGAAAATATTTTTTTAAAAACGTGTTAAAGCTATTGCCTGTTCCTGCTGGTAATTCGCTATCCAGCTGATTATACAAGTTTGCCTGTTCTTCTTCCATATAATTATTCAATACTAGATGAACCGTTCCTGATTTAATTTTACTTTTATCATCTTCCATTCCAAATAACTTACGGTTGGCATATGTTGCTTCATTAAGACGGAGTAGCCACGGGGACTTCACAGATGGAACAAACCTGTCACGGTCAAACAACGCCTTATTATTACTACTCGGCATTATTGTTGAATCAGCATATCCATCTGGCTGCGTTGTTCTTATTGCCTTTAAAACCATACCTCCGCGTTTATATGTTTTTCGTTTGCGATGCCTTCTTTTTTTCCGTGTTGGCATATATATTATATACCAATACGATTATGCCGGTCTATTAAAATATTTGCGCCGATAACGTGTCATTGCCTTGTCCGATATATTGCCTCTCAATACCATCTCCAACATCTTGTCAAAATTATGGAGCATTTCAATGATGAAATGAATAGAATACACACCACATTCGGTATTTTTCTTCTGATGTTCTTTTTTAGACGCAATAAATTGATACTCGCTATCCTGTTTTTGAATCAGCTTCGCAAATCGCCGGATTTCCTTGGGAACCCCGCCATTGGCACTATCAAAATACACGATTGTTTTCTTGGGTACACTAATAAATATGGAAACCCAATGTGAACCGGGTTCATCATGTTTATCTAAATTGAAAACTGCCGCGAATCTGAGTTTACCTCTATTGCCAGCCGATGCCAAATCAAACTTACACAACATATCTTCGACGCATGTTCCGTGCGTTTTGTCAACAATAAAATCATAATCAATAGAGGTAGTGCCTAAATATTCAAAGTCCGCGTATTTTTGCTGATACTGTGCCATTACTTTGTCTATGTCAATATTGGTCAACCATTCGAGCGGGTTCTTAATCCATTCTGGTGGATGGTCGGGAGCAAATAATTGGTCTTGTACCATATTGCGTTTGACAACGTCGTCAATTTCGCTGAGCCAGCACCTCTCATCTTCACATTGAAGTCGCATTTTGAGTTCGTACCAGATAAGTGCCGGCTTTTCGGCAATAATTTGATTGGTTGGGTGGTCTTTATTGTATTCGTCGCGCAATAATAGAAGCGCCTCTATTGTCATACATGAATGCGGAATTGGCGTTTTTACGGACGGATTACAATTGAGCGATTTTATTTTGCGGCGTTTTATTGTTTTACGTGCCACGCGCATATTCTATATATTTGACAAATAAGTATTTGACAAATATGTATATAATAAAAAACAAGAAGGTCTTAAGTGAATGCTTAGTATGTGGAGCATTTACTTCTTGGCAATTACCTTCTTGATAACCTTCTTTTGCTCCGCAGGGGCAGCAGGGGCAGCAGCAACAGTCTCAACAACCTTTGGTACCTCGACAACCTTGGGTACCTCAACAACCTTGGGCTCCTCCTCCTCCTCATCACTGTCTTCCACTTGCGCTGCTTGGACAGCTACCTGAACAGCAGGTGGCGCAACAACCTTCTTCACTATAGAAGCAGCTGCCTTAGGCGCTTCGACCTTATTTGAGGCCTTGCTCGGTGCCGGAATATCCTCAATATCCTCGGCGGGTTCACTGCCATTCTCAATAGCAGAGCGGTCCTCCTCCGACAAATTAATGTGGCAAGTTCCAAATACAGAAGCAACCTCCTTGGGCTTGACAACGCACTGAACAAGCTTCCAGGTTAATCCCCATCCCTTGCCTCCAATCCAGATTCCACCGCACTGAATCACACAAGCAACGTTACTGAGCTTGGGTACAAAGTGCGCAGGAGTGAGCTCCTCATTCTCACAAGGGAAAAGCAGATTGCGATTTACATCATAAATCTCCACATTCCATCTACCATCTCTCTCGTAAAATGGCACCTTGGCACTAATACTGGGACTCTTGGTCAAATCCGACTTCTTGGTTCCCTTGACCTTGGGATACTTCAAAACAGGGAAGAAGGTGTGCTTCAAAATGCCCTGCTCTAATTGCTCGCCCCACCACATCTCGGAATTCTTCACGGCGGCATCAATTACCGCACTCTCAAATGCCTTCATCTTCTCCAAGAAAGCATCCGTGTTCTTATTGGAAAATCCCTCGTTGGGGAATGTGAGCGAAATACTGTGCTTTCCATCACTTACTCCAGTATTGGGGTCAATGAAATCACTGATTCCCCAAGTAGTCATAAGAGGAGTCGTAATGTGTAGAGATCGATTGGTTTGGGTACTGATTAAATTAATGGACTTTCCACCCTTGTCATTGACCTTGGGAGGCATGAACTTGAACGCATCGGCGGTCCAGGTGGTGTTATCTAATACAATTGGTTGGGCTTTGGCGGTCATCTTGGTATATGTTATTATTGGGGGAATCTTTATATTAGTTTGATTAATCATTTATATGTTTTCAATTTTTTGGCTCGTATGTCAGTGTGTTGTTGTGTTTGGTTTAAGACATCGACATTTTGATGGGTCATACATTTTAATGGTCATACATTTTGAGGGTCATACATTTTGATGGGTCATACATTTTGAGGGTCATACATTTTGGGGGTCATACATTTTGATGGGTCATACATTTTGATGGGTCATACATTTTGATGGGTCATACATTTATACAAGGGTATAAAAACATTGTATAATTACAATTTATAATGCTCTCTAAAATGGCACGACCTCAACCAGATTTACACGCAGATTTAACAAAATGTAAATTGCCAGAACTAAAGGACATTGCTCGTGAGCTCAAGCTCCGCATTTCTGGCACAAAGGCCGAATTAATAAATCGCATATTCAGCTTCCGCCAAGAACAAAAATCCGCAATCAAAATACAACAAGCCAGTCGCGGTTGGTTTGTCCGTGAACTTTTCAAAATCAAAGGCAAACTAACACCAAAACTGTGTGTGAATGATGCCGACTTCTATACGCTGGACCCACTCAACGAAATCCCATTCTCCGAATATATTGAACACAGGGATAGCACCGGGGTCCAATATGGCTTCCATATGCGGTCCCTCTATCATCTACTCTCCAAAATGAAAAAGTTTGATAACCCATATACCCGTGAAGATATGAAACCCACATTTGGAGCTAGATTCATTCGCGCGATGCGACTGACAAACATTGTATTCCCCGAAAACCAGATTTTGTCAAAAGATGATGATATGGAAATATGCGCGCAAGTGAATGCCGGGATTGATTCTCTCCAACGCCGTACCAATGAATTGTTTATGAAAATCGACGCGCTCGGGCATTATTCAAACATTGAATGGTTTAATCGGCTGTCAAACAATGAAGTTGGAGCTTTTATCGGATTCCTCTTTACAATTTGGTGCGCTATTCCTCGCGACTTGAGATACAATATATATAATTCGGGGAATCCATTTGGGTTTGCTGAAAACATCAATATGCGCGACCAAACCTTGAATGAAAATCGTGAAATTGCCATTCGTATTGGCGAATCCCTAATTTCATCAAACGCCACCGAAGAATACCGCAATTTATCGGCGATGTATTTTTTGACGGCAATGACACTGGTTTCAAGAGCCGCGCGAAATCAGATGCCATGGTTGTATGAGAATTATTTTGTTATTATACATAATCGCGTCTAACCCCTGTTTTTGCTCGTAAACCCACATTTACAGGCAAAAAATATATAAATGCGTTAAACTACTTAAAAACGAAAGGCTAGTAAGGTATATAAAATGGTCCGAACTTCCAAAACTGTATCTGCTTCCACATCTGCCCCCGTTGTATCTGTTGCTATTGAGGTCCCTGCCTCTGCCCCTGTTGCCGAGAAGAAGGCTGCCAAGAAGCCCAAGGCTGCCGCTGCTGCCCCTGTTGTTGAGACCCCCGTTGTTGCCCCTGTTGTCGAGACCCCCGCTGTTGCCCCTGTTGCCGAGACCCCCGCTGCTGATACCACTGTTGACACCAATGCCAAGTTGGCTGAGTTTGGTTCCAAGATTAACCAGGTTTCCACTTTACTTGCCGCCATGAAGGCTGATTACAAGTCATTGGAGAAGAGTATTGCCAGAGACTTGAAGAACGCCAGTAAGTCCAAGAAGTCCAAGAAGTCTGCTGTTCCCAACCCCAACAGACAGCTTTCCGGCTTTGTTAAGCCCTCCGTTGTCAGTGATGACCTCCTTGCCTTTGTTGGAAAGGAGAAGGGCACCATGATGTCCCGCGTTGAGGTGAGTAAGGAGATTACTGCTTACATCGAGAAGAACGGCCTTAAGGATAAGGATAATGGCAGACAGATTAACCCTGATGCCAAGCTCACCAAGCTTTTACAGATTGGTGCTGGCGAGGTCCTCACTTATTTCAACTTACAGAGATACTTGAAGATTCACTTTGTCAAGACTGTCAAGGCATAAGCGTGTCTTTTGGACACGCGACTGATAAAAGTTTTACCGTTAGGTAAAACGACTGTAAAAGCATGTCTTTTGGACACGCGACTAATAAAAGTTTTACCGTTAGGTAAAATGACCATAAAAAAGTTTTACCGTCAGGTAAAACGACTGTAAAAGCGTGTGTTTTGGACACGCGACTAATAAAAGTTTTACTGTAATGTAAAACAACCATAAAACAGTTTTACTGTCAGGTAAAACAACCATAAAAAATAACAACAAACATAATCGTTTTTTGTTATTTATCCATAAACAACTTAAATATTATAAACACACTATTACATACTCAGCCATGTCAGAAAACAATGTTTGGTCATTTGAACAACCTCCTCTACCTGAACCACAAACACAACAAGTAAACATGAACGCCAACATTCATCAATATTTATTAACAAATAAACCCACGCTCATTATACTCACGCCATGCTACAACAGTTCATTGTATGCCGGATACACCGAGTCACTATTAAAGACCATGTTCATGTGTAAAGATCTGAATATTCCAACAACTGTTTATTTTTGCCGAAATGACAGTTTGGTGAGTCGTGCCAGAAACAATTTAATTGCGAAAGCCATGAATATCCTCGATGCCACACATTTTTTGTTCATTGATGCTGATATTACATGGGACCCTCATGATATTTTAAAATTGTTGTTGTCGGACAAACCCATTGTCGGCGGCATATATCCCATCAAAAATTATCAATGGGAGAAAGTCGTTGAGAATCCCGACATGATTCGGCAATTACTTGACCGAAAGAAGAAATCGCAGATCGACAGCCTAGTATCCAATGATGAATACGTAAAGATGAATATGGTGCGTTATAACATTAATTATGTTTCAAATACGCTTTCTATTCAAAATAATCTGACCAAAGTTAAACACTTGGCCACCGGGTTTATGATGATTAAACGCTCAGTCATTGAAACTATGGCTCGTGCGTTCCCTCAGACAAAATATGTCGATGATGTTGGATTTTTATCAGGAAAAGAAAACGACCATGCTTTTGCTCTGTTTGATTGCGGGGTTGAAGAAGGGCATTATTTCTCGGAAGACTGGTTATTTTGTCATCGTTGGACAAAAATGGGCGGGTCTATTTTTGCCGATGTAAGTATTAATTTAGACCACACGGGTATTGAAACCTATAAGGG